GAGATTTCTCTCTCCGAGGGACCCACTGGGAAAAATATTCCCAGCTACCCTTTGGTGGCTATCTCCGGATCTCTTATGGCTCTATTCAGGACGCGCAGCTGTACAAGCAGCTGTGGTCTCCTGATTCGGAGTCGCATAGAGATGGTCGGAGAGAAGCGCTAATTGGTAGGAACTACTAGACTAAGTCTAGCAGTCCCCACGATCTCCTTAGCAGTCTGGTCCTCTTTCGAGGGTAATCAGATCGTGCGTTTAGGAGGCTAACGAGACTGCTCTACCGCGTTTAGTAGATACAGAATCGTAGCGTAAAAAGAATGAAAGCCCCCCCTCAAAAGGGGTCTTTCGTCGCGATTCGAGTCGAAAGACTATACCTGCCGTCCCTTGATTGGAACAGCGGAGATCGTCTCTCGCACTTATTTACCACCCTGGCATCCCTAATGGGAGCGGGAAGAGCTCTATCGAGTAGCCGTATTGGCGTTGATACGATAGAGACTAGTAAATTAAAATGAAACATGAAAAAATCCCAAAAACAATATAAATTTATATCATTTCGAGATCTTTTCAAAGATTTCATAGTGCAAGATCGATTGGTATCACTCAACAGTATTGAGCTGTTGGCACTACTCCGGCGTTTGGGATGACGATTAATACTCGCATCTTACACACGGGGAGTGAGTCTACCTCGGCGCATTAGACAATTACTTGGTTTCGGACGGTATATCCTTAGGATGCGAAAGCATCATGGGGATACCTTCGTTGTCAAGTATCTAAAGGCATCGCAACTTTGTCTACAAAAAAGGATTGCAGAAGACAGGATAAGTTCATTAAGAGACTTAGAGCCTGATCTACCGTTACCTAGACTATCTCCTTCTCGGTTACCTCGGTTTATACCGCAGGCTGACCGGAGGGCGATTTGTCAAGGTTCACCGTCTGTAATCAGATGGTGGTTGACAGTTTTCTCACTTTATCGGGTACTTAATGTTCCCGGAAAGTTAAAACTATCAACAATAACGGATCCGTTTTCAGGGTCCTGAGAGAAATTAGCGGTGATCCAAGATGAAATTAAGGTATTAACCCCAACTTATTTTGGAAGATTCACTAAAAGTATCTCATTGCCTGAATTGGACCTGCAATGGCTGTCAAAAAGTTCATCTACTCACAAGGTGAGCTGATTGGGAATGTTCGAAGATCTCGATACCTTGAAAAAGGATGTCGGTCTCTGAGAGCATTTTTCCTTCCTTTATGACAGCGGTATTATACCTATTGATAAGGGTATCCGTGAATTGGTGTCCAATATACACAAGTTAAATCACTTACTCGGTGATGCACATAATAGTGCTATCTATGAGGGTGTTGACTTTGAGCGTATTGGTCCAAAAACGTATACCAATCTGGGTCAGTTATCGCTAAAGAAGGAAGCAGCAGGTAAAGTACGTGTATTTGCTATGGTTGATTTTTGGACTCAGTCCTTACTTCGACCATTACACGATTACCTTGCCTCTTTTTTGAAGAATCTTCCTAATGATGGAACGTTTGATCAGTCTGCATCGGTTAAACGATGTTTTGATAAGGCTGAAAAAGCAGGCTATTCATTAGGTTATGATCTTTCTGCCGCAACAGATCGGTTGCCAATCTACTTACAGATGACAGCTCTGGAGTCACTTTTCGGTGCTCCTTTCGCTATCGCCTGGGCTAGATTGTTAACCGGTCGTAAATACCATCTTCATAGTAAGGAGTTCTCAGTTAATGAGTCTCTGAGCTATGCAGTTGGTCAGCCAATGGGGGCTCACTCATCGTGGCCCATGTTGGCGATTACTCACCATCTAATCGTTCAATTGGCCGCCCGAAGGGCGGTTGGTCATCGCATCAGTAAGTATATTAAAACATACGAATGATTTGATAACTATGAATTATTAGGTGATGATGTTGTTATATTTGACAAAGGTGTTGCAGAACATTATCTCCAGATCATGAATGATTTGGGGGTTCCGATTAATTTGTCAAAGTCAGTTATTGCGACAAACCCAAGTTTTGAGTTTGCCAAAGTAACCGGACATAAAGGTCAAAACGTATCGGCTATTTCTTGACAGATGTTTATGTCACAAAATACGTACTTAGGTCGCGTCTCTATACTCTTCTATTTATTTGGAAGAGGCATAGTTAAGACTAGACCGGTATCATATGTTAAAAACATCACTCGGATCTCTCGAAGAGAGGAGGGTGATTTTGTGTACACCGCGCTGGCATTACTATCAATGTATGCCGGGTCAGGAAAGATGTCGTACGAAGATTTCTACAAATCTCTGATGGCGCCTCTCAAAACACAACCTGTGTACCGCAAGATCCTAGAGTCAGTTAATACTGAGCTATTGGGATACTTGATCGGTAAGGTTTCCCTTGGACAGACTACAGACTTAACTGTATCTGCTGAGAGAAACTCACGTTGGTGGGGTGAGAGATCGTCAATTATTCGAGGTTTGGAGGACAAAGCCAGAGAGTTTGTTCAGTCCTTCACTGGGGTATCCAAGGATGCTAAAGCGGCCGCAAAAGCCGCAATCTGCACCTTAGTACCTGGGAGCGCATCGGCCACAGCTACCAAAGAATGGTTGATGTGGGAATACCCGAGCGACCTGGTGGAGGTTCTTAACGATATCTGGCAAACTCTAACACCATTGATGGAGAGAGACTTAAAATCATTAGCTCGACGAGTTATTGTTTCCTACGATCCTGGATCAAAATCCGGGTGAGGAGCTTTACCTTCATCTTGCGAAATGGTTCTGGGTCAATCAAAAATCTTGGATTCTGGGGATAAACTACGAAAGGATATTGGTTTCTGGTTTACAGTCCACGAGGCTTTATTATCATATAAAGTCTATGGTGGGTTTGTAGATCAGACAATCAAGAAACTAACGGAGGAACCACCTCAGAGGGTGATGAAAACTACTCAGTTGCACCGTGTCTTAATTTACTTAAGATCGGTGTCTAAGTACTATCATCCCCCTAGAGTTGTCAAGATGTCATCAAGAAAGTCGATTTAGTTATCAGACTACTTGTTGCGTCGCTATATACTAACTGGAGAAGATCCCGC